TGCAGTACTATTTGTAACAGTAACTTTGGAAGATGTACCAGTTACATCTCCAGTAATTGGCCCAGCAAAAGCATCTGCTGTAACCGTACCATCAAAGAAAGCATCTTTAAATTCATTATCTGATTTACCAAGATCAATAATATTATCTGAGCCTGGATATAAAGCACCATCTTCAAGGATTAATTGTTTTTCATTCCCTGCGTAAAAATTAATTTTATCAGCATCTTCAAAATCTATTTTAGTCTGATCATCTTCACCAATCTTAATATCAGTAGCTAGTAATGAAGTGATCCCTGTTTGCGCTGCATCAACTGAAAGATCAACGGTGTTATCTCCATCTTGAAATGTTACCGTTATTCCGCTTTCGGTATTGCTAGAGAACATTCCCCCAGCTTGGTCTGTAATATATTCAGCTAATGTCGTTCCATTAACCGTAATTGCATCCGCTTCGAGTGTGCCATCTATATCTGCGTCTCCAGAGATGTCTAAACTTGTAGCATCTACTTCGCCTGCTACTGTTACAACACCGCTAGTAAGGGTGATTAGATCCGTATCTCCAGTATGGCCTATTGTCGTTCCATCGATAGCTATATTATCAACTGTTAATGCCGTAAGTGTTCCCAGGCTTGTAACATTTCCCTGGGCTGCTGTATTTAATGTTCCAGCAAAAAGTGTAGAAGTCAAAAGACCGCTAGAGGGATTGTATGTTAATCCCGTATCTGATTCAGCACCTTGCGAGCCTGTAGCTCCATCTACAAATACTGGATAAACCGTTTCATCGGTTGAATTGTTAGCCGAAACTGTGAAATTATCCGCTGTGCCAGTTGTATCTTGATTAAGTGTGCCAATTACAAAGTCTAAAGTGTTATCACCATCTTCGTATGTAACTGTGATGTTGGTTTCTGTATTAGAGCCTACCATTGCTCCGACAGTATCGGCTATATATTCATTTAAAGCCGTTCCATCCACCGTATACGCATCGGCTTCTAGCGTACCGTCAATGTCAGCGTTACCGCTAATATCCAATGTGGCTGCATCTAGCTCTCCACTAATGGTTATATTTCTACCGCCTGTGATGTCTATATTGGAATCTGTTACAATCGCTTTGCTTGCTATTACCGTACCAGCAGTTACTCCATCGATAGTTTCAAGCTCTGCCTCATTGATAACAGCGCTTCCGATCGTAAAGCCTGCTGCTGTTACTACTCCTGTAACTGCGAGTGTTTCTCCTATTGTGGCTAATCCAGAAACCGTTAAATCATCGGTTGTGGTTAATTGTTCCGCCTGGACAGTTCCAGAAGCAACTACATTGCCAGTTACGGCCTGACTTCCACTATCAATCGTGCCTGTAGTGGTTAAATTTTCGTTTCCAAAAACAATTTCGCCTGATCCGGCGTTTATTGTAAGATCCCCTGCTGTAGTGGCTATTGTGCCAGCATCCGATAATGTTATGTCGCCCTCTAAAAATAAATCTTGCCAAGCATAGCTAGACGAACCAATATCATAGGTGTCGTCTGCTGCTGGAATTAAATTTGAATCAATACTGCCTGTTATGGTAACCGTATCTCCGCTCGCGTCTCCAAGATCTACGTTACCAGTAAGGCTTACGTTTGCTGCGGTTACAGTTCCGGTAGCAGTAATATTGCGAAAACCGGTAATGTCTTTGTTGGAATCAACAACAACTGCTTTACTTGCAGCTACGGTTCCGGCCGTTACATCCGTTGAGTTTGCGCGACTGATTGCGGAATCAATTTGAACTCCGGTATAGTCGCTATTATAATTTGCCAATGGTAGTTCCTTTCAATCTAGACTTCACTAAAAAGGAAATAAGACTACATCAAATCTTCTTACCAGCAGCCATAGCTTTGCAGTCAGATTGGGCCTTAAACTCTTTTCCTGGCCAGCCGTTTCCTTTTAATTCAAATAGAGGTGCGCTCATTAAGCGCTCGAGGTTGGTATTTCCGCATTTACAGATTGGAGCTTCATCGGCTTTTAACATTAGCTCGAATACGGTTTTACATTTTTTACACTTATAATCGTAGGTTCTAAACATATAATAAGGAATGGGGACCAGTAAAGGCCCCCATATAGTTCCTATTTTGATCAGTTAATCAAGGATTAAGGATTCTTGAACTCTTGAATTCTACCCTCAAAAACTGTAACTGCTCCGTAAAGCATATCGCAAACGACTTTAGTCATATGTTATACCAGGCTTTTTATCCTGGATCTCAAACTTTCGTCTGAGTATCGGCGTACCTTTTCATCTTGAGTTAAGATGACGCGAACTCTTGGATCGATTATATTCTGCTTTGCAGTTTCACGATCTACGCTCTGCCCTTGACTTAAATTTTGATTTAAGCCTTCAGTTCGGGTTAGCATAGCTTTTGCTTTAGCCTCCCCGCTTAATTTCGCGTTAATAATCCTCATAATCACTTATGCGGACGGCATTTCCATACCTAAGAAGTCCACGCTGTATTCAGCTTGTACTCTTGGTTCTACTTGTCGAGCTGCGCTAACTGCGGATGGATGGAAAATATATCCAACTTCCACTCCAGTAGAGCCAGAGCTTCCCATTACTGTAGAATGGAGAACGGGCATACCGTAAAGCATACCAATTTGACCATTCTTCAGTCCAGATGGGCCTGCGCCCATCTTAGAAGCGTCTACGAAGTCGCTGATTCCAAGCATCGCAGTATACAATGCTGGAGAAACCACAAAATTACACTCATTCGTGTCTACATCAGCTTCCATCAGAGTCTTCATTCCGCCTCTGATTTCTGCTGCTGTGATTGTGTTGTCGCCAGCTAAAGCTGTACTGTTTGTCGTCGCTGCTTCAACTTTAGACTCAATAAATGCGTCATAAGTCTTAGCAAGCGCGTACGCCATCATTTGTTATACCAGGCTTTTTATCCTGGATCTTGTCATTTCTAACAAGTATCGGCATATCTTTTCAACTTTAGTAAGTTGTCGGAGTCTCTTGGCTGAATTATATCTTTTCATCAGCTATGCTCTGCCCCTGACTATGATTATCATAGTCTTCGGTTCGGATTGCCTTGCCATCTCTGGTTTAGGTTTCCCGCTTAATACTCCAATTTCAAATTGCATAATCACTTATGCACTCGGCATTTGACTACCGCTGACCTCTTTTTCAAAAAGCCCTGGGATTGCTTGTACGGATGCTATGTCTTCAACGAGTTTTGCAGCGTAACGATGCTGGTCGATGCTAAGATCGGCCTTTGCGTGCGTTCCGGCTGCGTAAGTTACGAGTGTTTCTGCTGCTTTAGCGGCATCACTTACCTCTGCTAACTTAGGGATATGAAATGTATCCCCTCTACCTTTAACAAGACCATTTAAAGATGTGTCTACACATTGTTCGAACACAAGATTGCGCTCTATATATGCTTTGACTCCATCGGTCCAAATCTCGGGTATAAAATTAGCAGCGGTACTTGTGGTTACCGATGCACCAGAAAAATCACCTGATAATGCCATTAGATTTCTCTACTTTCTACGCTATTTTTTAGCGTAATTTGCAAGAACCTTACTCCAGTTGTTCTGCCGTTGCTCTTTTTTCATTTCCGTAAACGGATTGATCTTAGAATCTGGCATTGGCCTAGAATAAGCTTCGTTAGTTTCAACTTTTTGTTTAGCTTGCCGTGCGACGAACTTGCTCAGTTTATCTGTGCTAAGGTCGATGGCAAACTCTTTATCATCATCAGAAAGTTGGTCCAGAAGATCTTTGCGGGTCTGCTCTTTAAGAACCTTACCCTCTTCTGCTAACGATTTATACTCATCCCGTTCTGACTTGTACTTAGTAGCAAGATCTTTCCACTCATTGTTCTTCTGCATATCCGCTTCTTCCCGTTGAGTGATTTTATCTTGCAGCTCTGTTACCGTCTTTTCCAATTCCTGGCGCTGGTGTCTGTACTTTTTAGCGTCTGCTATGGCTGCTGAATAAGCGCTATCTTCATTACCATCTTGAACATTACCCTGTTCAACGGCTTGAGCTTGCTGCTCTACACTAACTTTAGTGTCCTGTTCCATAATTTTCTCCTATATGGTGTATACCTTAAAACCCGTTCCATTTTTTCTGAGTTCTGAGGTGATTTGTCTTACTATTTGTTTGCTCATTTCTTCCATAATCATATCTCCAATTTCTGGAGGTACTGCGTGATTCTCAGAAGAGATAATTCTTTTTTTGCTCTTTTTTACTTTTCTACCAAAAATACCAGCTTGATTTGCCTCAAGTTTCGTGGCTTGTTCTGGATCCGTTATCCCGTAAAAAAATCCATTTGGGACTGGTTTAATGAGCTTTAAAGAGTTAAGCATTTTACCAGTTAAGGTTAAGTCTGGAGCTGTACTCCTGGATATTTGATTAGGAGCTGCTTTGCCCGCTGCTTTTCGTTTTGCGTATGAAACTTGACCTTTTTTTGCTTTTGCATATGGAGCAAATCTTCTACCAGTATGGCCTTTCTTTAGTTGCCTTACATAGCGTCTATGCGCTTTTACGACATTTTGCCCTAGCGAATTAAAGAACGCTACTGGAAATCTGTACATTTTTGCTAAACTGATCATCTATAATATTCTTCTAAAGTTTTTGGCTTTTTAAACGAACGCCCTTTCTTTTTAGCTTTATCCATCATTCCTTGATAAGCTACTTTAGCTTTCGTCTGTATCTCCTTATTTTGCGTCTTAGATGACAAAGCGACCCATTGATGCCTACAATTAAAGCCTCCGCCATCTCGTAAAGCGCCTGGATATTTAGATTCTACCTGGGATTGTGTCATCCCACCCTCTTTAAGCATTCGTATACAAACAGGCCTGGTCTTAGAATCCATTGGCCCCTGGTAAATCAGTCTTTGATCTGGAGAGTCCTCTAGTTGCAGTAATGTTAAGGACCTGGAATAGGTAGCCATTGATGTTGAGACGATCGTATCTACCTGGTATGGCTTGATCGATAGGTCTCGCAGTAGCATTGCTCTAATGTCTTTCTGAGGCATTTTCTGGAGTACACCTTGAACTAGAGATAGCCTAACTCTTTCTCCAATATCATTTGTGTATCTTAGAATAGATGCTTGCTGCATCCTACGAAGTGCTACTAATTGTGGTTCTGATACTTGACCAAAGAATACTGCATCGTCAAGTAGTGTGTCGAATGATATCATTAAGCGATTGACCGCTTGTTGCATCCTTAGATCCTGGAGCCAGTAGTCTACCATAGTGATACCGCCTAGAATGATCAGTATCTCTTCTGTGGATAGACCTTGGTCCCTTAAATTTTCTACATCTTCTGCGAATTGACCTTGAGCCTCGGTAAGACTCGCCTCGAATTCCGCTATCGCTTTATCAATAGTATCTGATAACGGCATTAGCTCTGCAATCTATTTAATAACCTATTTTGCTCCGGTTTTTCCTCTGACTCATCGACTTCAGCTAACATCTTAGATGCTTCGTCTGGTAATAAGTCTGGGTTTTTCCATAAAAGGTATTGCTCCCTGGTAGCTAGTTTATTCTGGAATAACCAGGTATACATTTCACGCTCTTCACTTGGAGACATAATCTTCGGCTCTTCAAAGTCGCAGAAATATTCATCCGATAACGCTTGACCGGTCTGGACCTCAATAATGCGTTTGTCTACCTGGAAACGTCTATGCTCCCAAGGACGCCAAATGTCTTCAATGTTTGAGGTTATTTCTGAAGTATGGTCAATATCCTGGACCCGTAAGGCCTCTGCGGATTCAGCATTACCGTGGCTATCGATAAACTTAACTCTTAATTGATTATTATTAAGAGTAGTCTCGACTAAATATTTTGCACCTTTGATTAAATCATCGATACTAGCGCTTGGTCCCGTAACGCCAAAGTTTGCTCCCTCTGGTAAATAGATCAATTTATCTACGCCCATTGAGATCCTGGACCTATCATCTACGCCGGTTACGAACTTGACTCCGATTGCTCCCAGGCGAATACATAATGAGATCTCCATTGCAGCTACCGATAGCGCTAGATCTGCTCTAACGACATCTGACGCGTCTCCTACCCAGAAATCTCTTAGCGGAGAATAGCGCGAGGCGAATGTTACTGGTAAAATACCGTATGGGTTTAGATCTGATTCATTAAATGAGAACTTATCTCCATTCGCATCCATACCGAAGTGTCGGCCTGGATACCCATCTCTGGCTTCGGTCCATACGACAAACTTTTGATCTCTTAGCTTTGCTAACCCTTGATTCTCAATCGCATATATGACGCCGAATGGTTTATTTTCGCCCTCTAAGAAGATAGGCTCCATATGGCTCAAGATCTCATATTCTACGCGATTGTTTCTGGAGTTCCATAAGCTGCGAAAGCCTTGGGTCCCGAGTAGAAATGTAGTCTGCTCTAATTGTTTTCTTTTCGCGTTCAGATCTTGAATGTCTGCAAATTCATTATAACGCTCATCGACTGCCATACGCACGGGCCTGGCATATGATTTTCCGCGAGCTTTGCAAACGCGTCTTGTTAAATTTTGTGTGAAAATTGGTACTTGCTGCAAACTTTCAGTACCAAAGAACTCGCGGACGTAATGATCTACGTTAATACCCTCATAAAAATCTAGAAGATAGTCGCGTTCACGGCTTCTCTTATTCTCAATAGTGTTTAAATAGTCGGATAGCCCGTCTATTATTAGTTGTTCGGAAATATCTTTAATAATCATATTACTACCAGTCTATAACTCCAGCTTGTCTACTTTTAATGGGAAATCGGTTACAAAAGAAATACCTAGTCGCATCATTCGCGTGGTCATAGACTCCATCTTTTAACGGATCCTCTTTTAGCTTCTGATCTGCTTTTTTCTCTGGGTATCTATAGTTCTCGTAACTCATAATTGATTTTTTACATTTTTCATCTACAAAAAAGTGTGCGCTTCCAGATGCGTCCTCGAACCAACTGCGAATATGCGTTACACCATTTGCAATATTTCTAGAGATCTTATCTCTCCTGTTTTCTACGCGCATTCCTCTGCGTTTAAAGACCTCGATATCACTTGTGCCGCTGCCCTGGATGTTTCCTCCGGCCGGATCTCCATAATGTCTTATAATTGGATACGGTTTAGCTTTTACCATATCGGCAAAGTTCTCAGTCTTGATATTCTCTTCCCATATCTCATCTATTTGATAGACCCTTGCTTTTTCTCCTGGTCTTTCTTCGACCTGGAAAAATTGACAGCTACTCGTCCTAAAACCGAAGTCGATTCCAGTATAGGTAGGAAGATCTGGGTTATACTTGAGTTTTTGGATGTGTATGGTCCGATCAAATGGATAAACACGGCCCGAGAATGATGTGAACTGTGCGAAAAATTCTTGTTGCAGCGTTTCATAGGTTAATTCTTTTTTAAGCTCCTCAATATCATCTTTAAAAAATGGAGAGTCTGTACTGGGATGCTGCCAGCTTTCCCATTCGGGATATTCTTTTGAGCTGCCCCGCTGAAATAGATCGTGGATCCAATTAAAACCCTCTGGAGTCGTTGTGAATAAGGCCCAGCCCTCGCGGTCGGATAATGTTGGTCTTAGATATTGTTCCCATACGATCTTTCTTATCTTAGCTGCCTCTTCAACTATTAAAACATCGATTCCATCTCCCACTAATGATTCTGGGCGATCTGCTGACTTGGCTGAAATCTCACTATTAAGGCCCGCTAGTTTCATATAGTGGACCTGGCCGTTGATCTCTTTCTTATTAGCCAAGGGCAGTCGAAGTTTTGTAATTACATCGAAAGCAATTTCTCGAATTATTTTATTAGCTAAGTCTAACGTAGGACCTACTACCCATATCCTGTTTCCAGGACTGAGTAGGTATGGTAAAACTTCTTTAGCTGCGCTGTAACTCTTGCCACTGCGTCGGCCTTGGACATTTACGCGAAATCTCGCTCTTGAATTATGGACCGCTAACTGGGCTTCGCTAGGCGAGTACCCGAGGGCTTTCCACAGATTCGTCTTGTTTAATACTCTTCTTTTCAATAGGAGAATCCTCGTAGCCACATTCTTTTAATAGATTTTCTAGATTTCCGACTAATTCTAGCTCGTTGCGATCTGATTGGCCTAGATACTGCTTACCTAAAAAGATAAGTAGACTGGTATTGCCATTCTCAGCTTGCTTCCATTGTAATTGCCTAAGTTTAATCTTCATATTTTCTCTCCCACGCTCAAGCTCATTTCTAAAACGATTTCTAATTGTAGAGTCGTCGCAATTATGCAAGCGTGCGATCTCAATGGTAGAGCATCCGAAGCTGGCTAAAAGCTCAACTTGGTCTGGATCTATATCTAGTTTTGGTCTGGCCATAAAAATTCCCTTTGTTCAATAATAGCTGATTAGATTACATCGAACAGCGCCCAGCACTTTCTCACACTACGACGCCAGTAGGTCTTGGCCGATGATTCGGAGATTTCCAGGGCCTCAGCGATCATTGGGAACGTATGCTGCTTGAGTCGCATCTTAAATACCTGGAGTTCGCGTTCGGATAAGCTGTCATATGCTTCGTGGGCTGAAAGTTGCCAATGGCGCATACCAGGTTCAATGAGGCCGCTGCGGAATACGGCTAACTTCCTAAAGAATTCGTCTCCGATCTCGATTGACTCTAAGAGTCGTTCGTAATCTGCCTCGGTGATTATTGGCCAATCCATAGATGTTACATTAGTTGTTGCATATAAATA